CCGGTGATCAAAGTATGGCCCCTAATAGAAATATATTTTATAAATCAGGTGGCAGAGTTACTGGAGCCGCAAAACGTGGTTTCGGTAGAGCATTAATGAAGGGGAAAAAATAATGAGAAATGATTTCGGATCAAGACCCTATAAATCTAGATTTCCTTATAAGAAGGCTGAGAAAAAACAGACTTCTAATGACAGACTAGATGAATCTTTAGGGGAAAGAGATGGCGCAGAAGCTACGAAGACCCAAAGCTTTCAATCTCGAAGAGATGAGAGTAGAGGATCAACGAAGGCTTAAGTATGCCAGGAGTAGAAATTAAAGGCAGAAGTAAAATAGCAAACTATCGCCATGGTGGAAGAGCTAGAAAGAATTTAGGTGGTTCTATGGGTACTGCTCGTAGAGACATGACTCATGGATACTACAAACCTGATATGGGAATGCAGGGTGGTCAAATGTTAAAGGATGGTGGTAAAGCAGATAAAAATTGGATTCAAAAAGCAGTAAACCCCAAACATAAAGGATACTGTACTCCAATGAGTAAAAAAACTTGTACACCCAAAAGAAAGGCTTTAGCTAGAACATTCAAAAAAATGGGTAAAGCGAGAAAGGGCTAATTGCCATTTAAATCAGAAAAGCAAAGAAAATATCTCTGGAAGAAAGAACCGGCGATAGCTAGAAAGTGGACAAAGAAGTATGGAAGTAAACCAGTTAAAAAAGTAAAAAGGAGAAAAAAATAATGGATGATTTAACCTTTATAAGTAAGGTACAGAGAATTATCAAAATGCGTCATGACGATATTGTTGCAGCCATGGTTTCAGGGGGTGTTGACAATATGGAGAAATATCAGTATATGTTAGGACAAATACGAACATATCAATATATGAGTCAGGAAATATCCAGCCTGCTAGAAAAAAAGGAGCAAAAAGAAGATGGCGGAAACATTGTCAGTATCAAAGGGGACAGCAAAAATCCACTTACCAAATAAGAATTTAGTCGGAGTTGAACCTTCCAAAAAAGAACAAGATTTAACAGATGAATCAGCAAAACTTCCTACACCAACAGGTTGGAGACTTTTAGTTTTACCTTTTAAACAAAAAGACAAAACTAAAGGTGGAATTATAATAACTGATAGCACAATAGAAAAATCTCAAGTAGCATCAACTTGCGGTTTAGTTCTTGCGACAGGACCCAATTGTTATGATAAAGAAAAATTTCCAGAAGGTCCCTGGTGCAAGAAAGGTGATTGGATTATCTTTGCAAGATATGCCGGATCCCGGATTAAAATAGATGGGGGTGAGATAAGACTTCTCAATGATGATGAAGTTTTAGCGACCGTGGAAAACCCTGAAGATATATTCCACGAATTTTAACCATAGGAGAAACTATGCCAGACGATAAAATAAGCGAAGCGATGGTCGAGTTAGATACTTCAGGTCCTGAAGTAGATGTAACTTTACCCGAAGAGAAAGACGAGTCAGTAACACAGGAGGAAACAAATGCAGAAACTGATAATAAAGACAGTGATAAGTCCGATGATCCATCTGAGAAATCTGATGAGCAGTTGGATGATACACCAAGCGAACCAGAAACTAAGAAAGAAACTCCAGAAGAAGGGGATAGTAAGCAAGCAGACGACAGTAGCCCAGTTGAAGAATATTCTGCGGGGGTTAAAAAAAGAATAGCTAAACTTACTAAACGTATGCGTGAAGCTGAAAGACAACGGGAAGAAGCGGTGTCTTATGCTAAACGTGTTCAAGGAGAAAGAGATCAATTAAATAGAGTTGCTACCGATTTAGATAAAAATTATGCCGATGAGATGGAAGGAAGAATTTCTTCTTCATTAGCGGCAGCACAGGGTAAATTAGCAGCAGCTAGAGAACAGAGTGATGCTAAAGCAGAAGTAGAGGCTTTAACTTCAATTTCTCAATTAGGTTATGAACAAGGTAAATTAGCAGAAATAAAAACTCAACATAAAATGGAAGAGACAGCTGCTAAAAAAGAGACTAGTAAGCTAGATCGCCCTGTCAGAACACAACAAACACCTCCACCAGATCCCAAAGCGGAAGCCTGGGCGGAGAAAAACGAATGGTTTGGTAAAGATAATGCCATGACCTATACTGCTTTTGATCTACATAGAAAACTTACCGAAGAGGAAGGGATCGACCCTAAATCTGACGAATATTATGAGGAAGTTAATAAAAGAATAAGACTTGAATTTCCCCACAAATTTGGTAAGAATACTGTAGCAGAAAAAACGACCAGCAAACCTACACAAAACGTTGCCTCTGCAACGCGTAGTTCAAGAACGGCAGGTCGCAAAACGGTAAGACTCACACCTTCCCAAGTAACGATTGCTAAAAAATTAGGTGTGCCACTAGAAGAATATGCGAAACAACTTATAAACACGCAGGAGGCGTAGGCATATATGAAAAAAGAAACAAACACTTCCCGTGCGAGCCAAACAAAAAAAGAAACGCGTAAAAAAGTTTGGACTCCACCGTCGTATTTAGATACACCCAACGCGCCAAATGGATTCAGACACAGATGGGTCAGGGTAGAAATCCTAGGGTTCGTCGACACTAAAAACGTACAAGGACGCTTAAGGTCCGGCTACGAGTTAGTGAGAGCAGACGAATATCCCGATGATGACTTTCCAGTAGTCCAGGATGGCAAATACACAGGGGTGATCGGACACGGAGGCCTAGTGCTGACTAGGGTACCTGAAGAGATCGCGCAGTCAAGACAAGATTATTTTGCTAAACAAGCACAAGATCAAATGACTGCAATGGATAACGATTTAATGAAGGAACAGCATAAGAGTATGCCGATCGAAATTGATCGACAGTCTCGTACAACCTTCGGTGGTACAAAGAAATAGTTAATTTTTTAACAATTTCTCGGGATAACAACCAATTCCCTACCAGCGATTAAATTAACCGTGACTGGAGGTCCGCAAGGACAGGTCACACAAGGAGAACACTTATGGCTAACGAAAGCTCAACGGGCTTTGGATTAAGACCGTTAAGAAAAGTAGGTCAGACAGATAACAATGCTGGTTTAGGTGAATATTCTGTTGCGTCTGGCGCAGCAGCAATCTATCACCAAGAATTGGTTCAAATGCAAGCGACTGGATATATACTATCCGCCGGTGCAGGAGGACCTTATTTACTTGGTTCACTTAACGGAGCATTTTATACTGACCCTACTACAAGTAAGCCTACTTGGTCTTCATATGCACCCAACATCGCGGCTAGTGATTATACAGCTCTGGTAAATGATGATCCTCATCAAATGTTTGAGATGAGAACATTAAGAACAGACTATACGAATCCTGGCTCAGTTGGAGCAACTGCTGATATCATTGTTGGTACCGGCGCTACAACTTCGCCATTTTATTCGGCGAATACACTAGGCGTCGTAGCAACAGCAGCAGATACGCAGATGAAGGTCTTAGGTCTATCACGAGATATCAATAATCAGGATGTTTCAGTCGCAGGAAGCGTCTGGAGATGTATGATTAATGAGCATCTTCTTGGAAACAATAGTCTAGGTATATAAGGAGAATAAATTATGGCAATATCACGTAATCAACTAGTTAAAGAACTAGAGCCAGGTTTAAATGCTTTATTTGGCCTGGAGTACAAACAGTACGAAAATCAAGCAAGCGAGATTTACGTTACTGAATCATCTGATAGAGCGTTCGAAGAAGAAGTTATGTTATCAGGGTTCGCACAAGCAAGAGTTAAACCAGAAGGATCTGGTGTAGCTTTTGACCAAGCGGAAGAAACTTTCACAGCAAGATACACTAACGAGACAATTGCTCTCGCTTTTGCTATCACTGAGGAAGCTATTGAAGACAACCTATATGACAGACTTGCTTCTAGATACACAAAAGCTCTAGCAAGATCGATGTCACAAACAAAACAAGTTAAAGGGGCTGCGCCTCTGAATAACGGATTACCTTCATTGAGTTCGTTCACTTCAGGAGACGGCCAACAATTGTTTAGTACTGCGCATCCAACGATTGCAGGTACTTTTCAAAATACTTTAACTACACAAGCTGACTTAAACGAAACTTCATTAGAACAAGCATTGATAGATATCGCTGCTATGACTGATGAAAGAGGTTTAAAAATTGCAGCTAAGAGTGTAAAAATGATTGTGCCACCGGCTGGCCAATTTACTGCTGAGAGATTGATGAAATCTCAAGGTAGAGTTGGTACTGCTGATAATGACATCAATGCAGTCAAATCTCTAGGAATGATTCCTCAAGGTTATAGAGTGAATAATTTCTTAACAGATACTGACTCTTGGTACATTACAACAGATGTCCCTAATGGGATGAAACACTTTAACAGAGCACCTCTTACTACTAAGATGGAAGGGGACTTTGATACTGGCAACGTTAGATACAAAGCTAGAGAAAGATACGTTTTTGGCGTATCCGACCCTAGAGGTATCTTCGGTGTCGAAGGTGCGTAATCAATAAAATTTTGTGGCGGGACATGTTTCCGCCACAATTTAATCATAGAAAGAAAAATGCGACAATTTCTAGTAAATATCTGGGCTTACGATCATCATGCTAAATTTAACGTTTCAGCTGATGATAATGCTGAGTCTATTGAAAAAGCAGTCCTTGACAAAATTGGAGAAAAGAGTATAAAGTGGGAAGATCTTGGAAAGTCATACCGAGATCTAAGAAG